ACCAAACATTTTAACAATTATTTTTGCTTCATCAACAAAGTTTTTTATAGAACCCTTGTATCTATTACGTTTCAGCAATAAAAAAAAACGTTATCAATAATGATTCTAAATAAGAAAATGGACAAATTACCCCTTTATGTATACAAAATAGGATAATTTGAACATGAGAATTAAGGCTATACCCTTATAAATGCGGTAAAAAATAAGGTTATTCCCTTGATAATGGAAAATTTTCATCATTAAAACGGAATTAATCCGATTATAGTGGAAAATTCTACCAAAATTTGTGACAAGAATGTCAAGTTAAATGCGCAAAAAACTTAAAAGACGTGCGTTAATCGTGCGATTTGCCCGTGTTCTTTGTGGTGTATATAGCCTTCAACGGCTTTTGGAACTCCCGTAAATCCTTTTTTGTAATGCCAACTATCAGTTCCAGAAGGGGAACGTAAAGTTTCAAACGTGCAACCGATAAAATCTTTACTTGTTTTGTGGTGAACGTGATGCGAATAAATGTAGCGGTGTTTAGTTTCACTCCAAAGTATCGGGAATTCAGTTGCTAATAATAAAGGTAAATTTTCGGTTTTCGCTCCGTCCCCGTGCGTTGTTCCAATTAAATTAGTTCCGTACTTAAATGCTTTTCGGTGTTTTAAGTCTACATTAAAACGAATGCTTGAGTTATGAAAGTGCGCCTCTATTAACTGCATTAAAAAGAATCCGTGCGTCAAATCGTGGTTAGAAGGATTATAAACAACTTCAACTTCTGCAATTGTTTGTAATTGCTCAAGTAATTCAATATAAAGGTTCTTCGCCATTATAAAGTTTTCGAACCAACTTCCTTCGGTATCTTGTGGCGTTCCGTTTGTGGTGGTTCGTCTTGTGTTGTCGGTGTGTAGAATATCGTTTCCAGCAACGAATAGAATCTTGTCAATCTTAAACCCTTGCGACTTGTTTAATATTCCTTGCATTCCGTCTTTTGCCCTCTTAACTGCTATTTGACAATTATAGTCTTCGCCAACTTCAAATGCACTTGCTAATTTACCAATATGCAGGTCGGCAATATCAATTACTAATAAATGGCTATCGTTCGTTTTTTCAAACTTTATTTGATTGTATTTTGGAGCGTGGTTTTTTACGGCTTCTATACATTCGTTTTTAATTATTTCAAACCCTTGTTCGTCTTCGGTTTTAAAGTTTGGGTTTTTAAAGAATAAACTTGCGTTGTTAGTTTTAAGCCAACCGTGTTTTACGTCTTGGTCGTCTATTCCAATTTCTTCGGATGCTTTTTTTATCGCTCGGTATTTCTGTAAAATTTCCGCTTCGTCTGGTTGTAAACGGGGTCTATATTTGCTTATCAAATTATACGTCTAAATTTATCAATCAATCGTAAAATAAAAAACGTTGCGAATCCAACTAAAAAACCCCAAAAAAATAAACTCCAATTTGTTCGCCTTTTTGTTTGTTGTACTTCTTTTCGCTTTTCCTTTGAATCCTTATAAATATATTTATATTTTAATACATCTTGTTTTACTATTTGGGTTTTATACTTGTACTCTATTCTTGTTTGCCATTTCGTTTTTGGAACGTAAACATTTTGAAAATTAATAATAGTATCTTTTAACGTTATGTATTTTTCCCAATAAACCGTGTCGCTTAAAACAACTTTAAAACTATCTACGCTTGTAATTCGTATTGTGTCGCTATCTTGTACCAATTTTAAGCCGTGTTTAAGAGCCTTTTTGTAGTGGTATTGTGCTTTGCGTTCACTTGAGCAACTAAACAACGTTAGAACGCTTAAAAAGACTATTAGCCTTTTCATAACTCTATTAATGTATAGGTAAATTTATTGCCAAAAGATGCTTTAGCTTTATTTATTATTTTCATAAACTCAACAAAGTTTGCGTTGTATCTGAATACTTGACAACCTTCCGAAAAATAATCTACGTTTGATGGGTCTTTGTAAATGCTTGAGCGGTGAATATTGATACCAAACATACCGCAATCAATTACTTTTTCGTCGTGGATTTTGTCTTTGTTGTTGTCTCTATATACGCAAACATTCCCCAACCTTTGGCAAAGCGCTTCATATTTTCCATTATGTAAACTTACGGCGTAAACCCCGCGATATTGATTTGGAACTAAACGAGCAACGCCTTTTGAACTTCTTAAAATTTCAGTTGGTTTTTTCCCCGCGTCGGTTGTTATTGTCCATTCGTGAAATTGCCAAACTCCGTTAATTTTATAACTCAAAGTTAAAGTATCGTCGAATTCGTTGGTAACTTTTTTCCCGCTTTTCAAATTACGAACTCCAACTATATTAACGTCGTAATCTTTTGCACTATCGAACCAAACGTAACCCTTACTTTTTACCGCTTTTTCTATTTGTTCCCTTGTGTACATATTTAGATTTTAGAATAAATAATTGCTTTTATCTTTTCTTGTTGAAGAAAATTCAAATAATCAAAAAATTTCTTTATCATTTTATTTCGTTTATTTCCCCTTTAATTTCTTTCGCTCTGGAAAAAAGGAGCTTCATTGAATCCCACACGGAAATTCCGCGAATAGCAAAATAGTTCTCATTAATGGAAATGCACTCGATACTTACCAACACTAATGAAAGTATTTTAGTCAACATTAAAGGAACGGAAAAGAACGTTAAAATAATATCGTTTAGAATAAAATAATCTATTAAGTAAAATCCAATTACTGCAACTTCATATAAAAAGAACTTTGAAACAATAGCCGAAAGTTTTCGGGACGTAATCGGAATTCCCAATTTTTTTGACTTCCAAATTCCCGTCAAAGTATCTAACAAAATCGCAAACCCAATTAAAAATAGTATTCCCGAAATAGGCAAAAAGAACGCCCCAACAACCGCAAGTAATTTCATGAACGACAAGCGTATATTAGTGAGTAAAATAATTAATTGAATTTTCATTTTTTGAATTGGTATTGCTCAACAAGTTGATGGGTTAAAAAAGCGAATAAAGCAACCGACCCAAATTTCAAAAACAACGCCCCTTCAAAAAACATAGCAAAAGAACACAAATAAGAAAATACAAAAAACAAAATCGATAAGGCTCGTAAGTGTTCCATAGTTATTTTTTTTCTTTGTTTAGTTTCGTTAAGTAAACAAGTAACTTTTTAATATTTGTTTCTTTTGGTTTGTGTTTCTTTTTCATATATACCAACCCGTAAAATTATTCTGAGTACTTGGGAACATATCCGCATTACTATTCGTGCTATATTCTGGGAACAAAGAATTGTTAAAATTGATATAAGTAATAAAACGCTCCGTGTAATTTTGTGCAATCATTCGTTCTTTTTCAACTAAGAAATCTACTTCGTTTTTTTCTACGCTTGTTGCGTTTTCGCTCGTATGTTTAAACACGCCTTTATTCGCGATTGTATAAGCCGAAAAAGGCAAGTACTCAACCATTGCCCAATGTATAAGCATAGGCTTTACATACGTCGTTAATAACGATAAATAAGGGTTTGCAAGTGTGTTGTTTATTATGTCGGTTTTAATCTTTTCAAGTAAGTTCGTCCCCAAGTAATTTTGTATATGAATATCTTGTGCAACTTTAATCCATTGTATAAAAGAATCCGTGTCAATATTTCCGTTTAGTGCGGTAAACTTAACGATGTCGTTTCGTGAAATTAGTAATGCTTCAGCCATTATTTAAATCTTTTGTTTGTTGGTAAAAAACCCCGTGTCGGTGTGTCTATTGGTCTTGTTGCAACTAAACTTGGGTTCTTAATTACATAACCAAACTTTTCGGCTTTTGCTCCCGCTATTCTTTTTGCTTTTGGGGAATTAACATCTATTCCAGAACCCGAAAAATTAACGTAAACTTGTTTGTTCCATCTATGGTAACAATTAGCTCCGCCTTTATGCAACCAAATTGAATAAGTATTTGTACCGCGTGGTCCTAAACCTTCGTTTACAACTTGCGAACCCATTCTAATAATGTCTTCTTTTCTATATATTTTATTAGCCGAAATCATTTTTTTACAAAATTCCCGCCCGTTTGCTTTTTGTTCACCCGCATAAACGTAACGTGTAATAAATTGGAATCCGTCAATATTTTCGTCTTGTTCGCTTTTTGAGTTTGGGAATGCAGAACCCGTAGAAACTAAATTAACAACTTTGCTTAAAAAACTTTGTTTAGGTTCTTTACTTAGTAATTGGTTTTCGTCGTCGTCGTTATCGTAATCAACTGCGTTTTCGTCTATTAATAGCCATTCGGGGTTTACGTCTTCGCCTAAATCAATTAACGCTTGAGCAAGTGCGTCGTCTTTTGGGTCTGCGCTTAATTCCGTACCCGTTTCTTCGGCTATTTGTTCTTCGGTTTGTGCGTTTTCTAAATCCGTAAATTCTAAAGGTTGCAAAGTCTTGAAAAATAGTTTTAAACTTATTCCGTTAAAATGTAGAATCGTATCGAATGCGTCTAATAATTCTTCTTGAAAAGGTCGTATAACCATATTGTCGAATAATACCGCACTATTTTTTAATTCGTCTGCGTTTGAACTAAATCCGTTTGTTGATGCAACCCCGAATAATAACGGACTTGTAACGTTATGTCCAAGCATTATTTTGCGTAGACATTCTTCGCTTAGATAAGTGTAATGTTCTGGAGCGTCGTTTAACGGAATGTCTTCAACCGTTGTTTTACTTTCCGCGTTGTCGTTAAATGCAACAATTACTTTTTGCCCTCGTGAACCCGTTAATTTGTTTAGTACCTTTTGGCTAATAATAGATTGTTGTTCTTCGCTTGGAACGCCATTATTAAAGTTTACTACTTTAGTACCGCTAAATCCGTTTTGAACTTCGTTAATTAAGTAATCGCCTATTTCTTGCTCCAATAGTGCATATGGAACTGCCCCTTGGTAGTCGGGATAGGAATAATATTTCATCCCAACAGAATAAGGCTTACTATAAAGTATTTCAACATTATCGTTTGAAAATCCAAAAGCCGAATAACGCAAAGGCGGAAATTGTCTTGTATCGTTCCAATTGTCCGAGTAATAGTAACCCGCTATTTCACCTTCTTTATTGCACTTTTCAGCTCGTAATAAATTTACGGGAACGTGGTAAGCCTTTAAAATCTTTTTTCTATCTTTTGAATAGTGAATTTGAATAGCAAATTGACCAAGCATTTTTCTATCTATAATCATTTTGCGTACGTCGTCCCTTGAAAACAAAGTCATCATTTGAGCGTACTCACTTACCTTTTTAGAAGCGTCTAAAGCACCCAAACCACGCCCGTAAACTAATCTACAAATATTGTTTATTATGGCGTTATTCGTCGTGCTATTCGTATATCGGTTAATTAAAAAATCAAAGTATTGTTCGCCGTTTTCCGTTAAGAAATCAACCCAATTTTCGCGGTTCGTTTCTTCAACTATTGGCGTTGTGTAACTCGATAAATTTAAGACGTGGTAATTATTCATAAATTATAAATTCGTTGTTTGATGTGTGCGAAACATATTGTCCGTTGTTTACTGAGAATGTTGCTAAAGATTGATTAGTACAAAATGCTTTTTCTAATAATAATCTATTTCCAGAAACATCTTTTAATTCAATCATATAAAAACGATTTTCCGTTAAGTTAAAAATTGCTTCTATTTGATAAAAATAACTTGATGCGCCTTGAGAAATAATCGGAACGTTGATAGTTAAGTTTTCCGCTTCGTCCGTAATAAACAAGTCCGTAATCGTTCCCGTTCGTGGTGTACAATTAAAGGTTTGACTTAATACGTTTTGTGTTGTTAAAACTATCATATTAATATAATTAAATTTTTGGTTTTTTGTTTCATAAAAAAAGGGTTACACTAATGCAACCCCCTTTTAGTTTTAACCAATAAAACGTCTTTTATACCGTAATAACCGCGTTACTTAATAACGTTGCTAAAGTAGGCTCGTCAACACAATCAAGGAAATTGGCGGGTATTGCTTCTTGACCCGTAAAAGTCAAAGAATATCCATTCATATCCCCAAGCGCCGTTCCATTTCCGATAGTACCCGCAGTTACGTCCATTCCTCTTGCTAATCCCGCAATAAAGAATTGGTTCGCGTTTGTGCGTACAATAATGTTTGGTCTTCCGTAAGTAAGCAATTTAATTTCTTTATGCGTTTGAACGTCTTGTTTTTTTAACGTAACCGCTAAAACTTGCTCAAAGAATGTAGTTCCGTTGTCACGTGAACTTGTTATAGTTGTTTCAAAAGAGTTTGCACCTTTTAATTCAAATTTGTAAACGGGTGTTGATGCGGGTAAAGTAATTAACGAAATTTCGTCCGTTGTACCGACATAAGTAACGTCTTGAACTGCGTCAAAAAGTCCATAGTTAAGGACATAAATAGCTTGTAAACCGCCTATTACGTCTTTACATTGCTCCAAACGTCCGTGTGTAATATCACAACTCATTGTTTATATTTTTAGTATTGTTTATAATAGGGGCAGTTTCCCGCCCCGTTAAATGATTATCCGTAAACTACGATGTCTTCGATAACTCCGTAAGTTGCACCCGCAGACATTCGCATAATTACACGTACATTTTGACTTCCGTCGATGTCAGACATATCAATAACACGTACTTCTTGAGTGTCGCTCAATAAAGAACAACCAAAGTAAAGGTTTGATGTTGTTGCAACCATCATAGAATCGTTTGGTAAGCCGTTAGCCATAAAAATCGGAATTCCCGAATAAGACAAAGCTCCGTTTGTGTACCACATTGTACCCATTGAGTTAACACCCGCATTTGCTTGTGAACCCGTACCTAAAGCACCGAAGCCACCTAAAGCGGAAACATAAGCCTTTGCAACGTTTTGAGAAACATAAATCTTTAAATCAGATTTTCCGTAAAGTGAAGCGGGTATCTGAGCTTCAACTAAAGCTAATTGTGCAAGTACGTTAGCGGGTGTAATCGCTACGTTTGCAATCAATTGAGCGGGTGGTAAATTTGGGTCAACTAAAGCAGTTGAAAACAAGCCGTCAAATTCTCCAGCGTTTGCGCTTGAACCTTGCCATAAAGATACTTCGTTAGCTGAAGCAACTTGAGAAGCAACGTGTGCAATTAAGTAATCAGCAAACGACTTTGGCAATACGTCAAAAGACGAAAAACCTTGTTCGATACCTTGCCAAGTTGAATGAAAATTAGCTTTACAAAGTTGCATATTTACTTGCAAATCTTTAACTTCCAAAATTCTTTCAGTTAAATCAACCGTTGAATTTGTTTGAAAATCACAAGATGCGTCTTCTAAAACGTTTGCAGTTTCAAGACGTTGAATAACTGACTTAAATTTGATGTTCGGCATTACGGTAACCCCGCCATTTTCGATTGTTGGAGCGCTTAATAAAGATGCGCTAATATACTTCCCCGCGAATTGACCCGCGTAAGTAGTAGTAATAATTGGTTGTGTTGGCATTTCTTTTTAAATTAAATTGTTAATATTATTTATTCATTTTTTCTAATATAGAATCCATTACGTTACGCGGTCTTTTAGCGCCTATTTTGTGGAATTCAATTTCTTTATTATTCTCTGGGTTGAAACTAATTGGTTTAATGTCCGAAAGTTCGGTTGATTCTAATTCAACTGCGTCAACTTTGGTTAATAATTCCAACTTCGCTTTTAACTCGTTATTTTCGTTTGTTAGTTTTTCTATTTCAGTAAAGAAAGTTTCTTTAACAATTGATTCTATTGTTTTCTTCGGTGCGGTTGTTTCGTTTTTTGCTTCAACTTCTTCTTCAACAACTTCTTCTTCAGCAACTGGCGCTTCTTCTTCTTCGGCTTCGGCTTCTTTGTAATCCGCAATTATTCCTTCTTCAACTACGGACATAATAAAGCCGTCCTCCATTTCGTATTCTCCAATTGGAACGGGTATTTTTTGCTCGTCTTCAGTAATAACAAAAACTTCGTTTTCAGCTTCGAATGCGTCCGCTTCGATTAAAGTAACGCCGTCCGCCATTTTTCTTTGTTCTAACTTAACTTCCATTCCAAGTAAAGTTTTGATTTGATTAATTACGCTTGTTTTCATATTTGATTTTTGTTTGTTTTTATTTGTAAGATTGTTTTAATAAAATATCCGCATTACTTATTGAACTTTTTAAAGTTTTAAATTCAACTATATTTGACGGGTCAAGTCCTAACTCTTTTGCGCCTTTTTCAAATTCTAAAAATAAATTTCGTGCGGTCTTAAGTTTTTCAATATAACTTTTTCTTATGGCTTGTTCATCTTTTATAAGCGTTGCAAGTTTTATATTTGTTGCGTCAAATTTTATTTCGTCTTTTGAAAGGTTAGAATTTATATTTAATAAATCTTTTAAACTCGCTAATTCAACTTCGTGTTTTGCTAACTCGGTCTTGTCGCCTATCTTATCGTAAATGGTTTTTAGTGTGTTCATATAACTATAATTTAATTGTTTATTTTTTGTTGTAAAATTAGTTTACGTTTCCGATTCCTTGAGCTTGTAAAGACCCGTCGCAACACTTCCGAGAATAGCGTTTTCCGTCTCTACATAAACACCCCCTTCGACCCCCAACGGGACTTGAACGCGGTCTGTCAATTTCTTTTTTCTTCCCTTCGGAAACCTTTATGTTTATTGGATTTTCCATTATCTTTAGTTTTAGGTATAATCTATCGTTAAAGTATTAAAGTTCGTTAAATCGCATTAAAACCGCCTTAAAACGAATTCTTGTTTTTCTTATCTTCCTTGCCTTGCGTAACTTTTTTTGTAGTTTTTGCTTGACTTCAACCCGCTATTTCTTGTCTTTGCGTGAACTCCAGAACGCTTAATTTTTGGTTTTCTTAAGTGATTTTGTGCGCTCGTTTGCTTCGCCATTTTTTATTTTAAAATCCGAATTTTTGAATATTTGCTTGTATTTTGTCTATTACATCTTTTCTAATTTCAATAGATTGTATTACTGATTGAGCTTGTTTGTAAAAATCTGTAGCTTTAAAATCTAATCCTAATTCTTTAGCTTGTTTTTCTGATTGGAATAAAGGCTCGTTAATAT